CAGAAGCTATACATCTGCCGAGCAATACACATCACCTCAGCATTGAACCCAGAACCTGGTAATGAGATTAGATCACCGGCCACTGCTGTCGTCGTGCCGTCATTGATTGCGAAGGAGACGGACCTCCGTTACATCGAGCGCCTTCGCCGATCCTATGTCGTGCAGGCGACGGTGGATTAGATGGTGGTCAGTTTCGCCATTGGGCTGGGCTGGAATAGATTAGTCAAAGGGGATACTTGGAAATATGTTTTAGGGGCACTCATTGCACATCCACGCACGAGGGTATATCTTTGGCGAGGTATGGTCTGGGGCAGTCCTTACGCGTGGATTGTAGCGAAAGATATCGGTTACGTCGCTGGCCAAACAGGTGCAGCAATTACCCGAACTAGAACTGCAGCAGCCGTAGCAAGGGTTGGTGGTCCTGTCGTGGCTGGCTACGTCGCCGGTGCAGCAGTGGGCACGGGCATCGTGTACGTGGCAGAAGAAAAAGAGCTCGTTTACGAAGGAGCAACAGAGGATGTCTTTGAGTTCTATACAGGTCGAGGAGAATACTGGGGAGACTACGATTGGAAAGGAACACCTACGACTGAGGATCCCGGTAGACCAGGCTACTTCAATTACCCGGGTAATCTAGGCATCATCGCCGATCACGTAAGGCATGGCCACTACTTCGGCCACTGACCCCGGTCTATCATGTGTACTCGTTGAGGGATTGCTGCTCTGAGGGTACGCGTACGGAGTTCCTGCACTCTGGACAATACCAGGTGCGCCGCTCCAGACTGAAGATCATCTTCGTATTGCAAACCTTCCAACTCCACCCCGTGGAAAAACTAGCTCGGATTTGATTACGACAGATCGTCATTCAATCACTCTCATTCGTCCCACGCATCCCCGTAGTATTCCGGGTGGTTCTCATCACATCGACGGCAGAAGAATGAACCCTGCTCAACGGTAGGGATCGGCAGCCAGTCCAATTCCTCCCCACAGGCGCAGCGTGGTGGCGTGTCTCCCATTCAATCAGCCTCCAAGGATCGGATGAGGGCATCTATCTCCGCTCCGAACTTCGCTCGAACTCTTTTCGTAGCCACCCAGTCGTCGATTATCAACTCAAGCGCTTGGCTATTGTTGTCTCCTGTGTTCCTCGCAGCGTGCTGGTCAATCTGTACGCTCGCCCAGAGGGGTATTCTGAACGAACGGGTCAGGTATGGGCCTCTCTTGTCTCTGTTTCGGTACGATCTGGTCATGATGTGGGCGAAATGAATCCCGTATATAATCATATCATCAATAGGATGCAGGGGGTGTTAAACTAAGTAATGTATGGCCTCCTTGCGCTAACGCTATGGTGCTGCGTAGGCCCTTAGCAGCAGGGTTGGGCTAGGCTGGTTTTAGTAGAGGATAGGGCGCAGAATGGACCCAAGGGCCCATTTCCGCCCGGTAGTGTAGATTATACACTGTGTTTGGTTGCGTACGCGCATGGCATCGAGCAAGACCGGATCGTTCTGGTTGACTGAAGTAGTGCAATTGCCCGCAGCGAGTGCGACGGGTGATCGTGCCCAGGGGACGATCGACCTGGGAGCCTACGTTGACGTCGGTGACCAGCAGGCAATAGCTATTGAACAGGTTGACTTCATTTGGCAAGCGGGCTTGGACTACGGTTCGGATCCTCAAGGACTCATGGCGGCGAACGGAACTTTGGGAATGCAGTTGTCAGACCTGAACCCTGGCACTGTCTTTGTTCGGGCCGATGACAACAACCTGATTGCCTCCGGCGCTTTGTCCATCGACTTCTCGAACAACATCGCTACCCATGCCTCTGACTTCTACCCTGATACGTTCGGCAAACTGGATGAGTCGAGGCTCGTGGTGAACGACTCGCTCTACGTCGTGGCCGGCGTCGATGGGAACGCTACCGGGACTGTGACAGACTTTTGCACGGTGCGCATCAAGTGCCGCATAGTCAAACTTTCGCAGAAGGATTGGATCGCAATAGCTATTCAGAGCACGGCTAGTGACAATTGAGGTGGTTAGCCTGGCTAACTTCTGTCCGAACTGCGGCGAGGCTCTAGGTTCTCATGGGACCACGAAGGGAAAAGTTCGCAAGACAGCCAGGAGAGCTTACGAAGATCCAGACACGAAGGTAGCGAAGAAGGTCAAGCGTAAGCCGAGCGCGTACAACAAGCGATATGCCAAGGCATTCAGGAAGTTGAAGAGAGCTCATCCTCGAACATCCTTTGCTAGGTTGGCGAAGAAGGCCCACCGATTAGCCAGGAGGAAGAAGTGAATGGCTAAAGAACAAATCAAAGAGCGGCTGCTTCGCCAATTCATTCCACCCGTGGTCGTCGGCGTTGATGGATCGTCCTTCACCGTCGGTGGAGGTGGCTGGCGACTGATAACCGCCGAGGATTCAGTGGGCAATCCTACCGATTGGGCGGTATGGCGTGGCTACTTCGATCTCTCCGGCATCGTTGAGCAGCAAGAGACACTCTTCACAGTGAACCCGATGTTCCAGGAAGGATGCGATTGGAACGTCACCACGAACAACCCTCAAGGAGCCATGCAGGTGTGGGACATACTTTGTCAAGAATCAATCACCTCGAATACATTCAATGGTGTCGTGCCTGGCAGCGGCAACTGGATCCCTCCAGGTCTTAGTGGTGGGGAGTCCTCGTTCGGTGTCATCAGGGTGGGCGACGCCTACGAGCTCGAAGACATCCATTATGGGAATGCCCGGTCTTTCCAGTTTGCTCCGTTCGGTGCTGGGGAGACTGTTCCATTCCTCCCCAATCAAACCCGGTCCTCCTCGTGGGGAGTGGGGAGCGCTACAGCAGGACAGAAGCTATACATCTGCCGAGCAATACACATCACCTCAGCATTGAACCCAGAACCTGGTAATGAGATTAGATCACCGGCCACTGCTGTCGTCGTGCCGTCATTGATTGCGAAGGAGACGGACCTCCGTTACATCGAGCGCCTT